GAAGGTGAATTACAAGCAGGAGCAATCTTATTTGTAAGAGCTGGAGAAGGTGCATCAGAAGATCCATTCGCGCCGGAAGGCAAACACGAAACAACTGATGGTTTATTAATCACTGTAGGTGAATCTGGTGAAATTACTAACGTTGAAGAAAAGTCTGGCGAAGAAGAGTCAGTATCTGAAGCTGAAGAATCTTTCGAAGAGGAAGAAGAAGTAATTGTAAAAGAAAAAGATTTTGACGTAGAAGGGTTACTGGAAGGTATCGCTGGTATGTTAGAGCCTTACACTGAAGAGATTAAAGAACTTAAAGAAGAACTTAGTGTTTTAACTTCAAGATTTAACGAAGTTGCAGATGAACCTGCAGCAAAAAAGGTTGCCAACACCTTCTCACAAGAGGCACAAAACAGAGCTACTACAGCTGAAGCAAGATTTGAAAGACTTGTATCATTAAGAAAGAGTAGAAAATAAACCAAACAATTAAAAACAAAAACAATTTATTATGGCATTTGATTTAACAGCACTTAGTGTGTACACAGATGAAACATCAATGGATTTAATTGCGAAGGCAGTATTAGAAACTGACTTAATGTCTTATGTAGACTTAAGATCAGGACTTTCTGCTGGAACAGTAGCAATCAACTTAATGGACGGTGACTTAAACGTTGCTGATCTTGCATGTGGTTGGAATCCTTCTGGTAATGTAGATTTCTCACAAGTAGACATCACTATCAGAGACAAACAAGTAAAAATGGACTTATGTCCAGAAGACCTTAGACAATACTGGTTAAGCCAGAGAATGTCTGCGGCAGCAAACCAAGAGAGTGTTCCTTTCGAAGAAGTAATCGCTGATTACTACGTGAAAAGAATCTCTAAATATAACGAAGCTTACCTAATTGACGGTGACGGTACTGGAACTGGTATTAAAGACCAAGTAACAGCAGCTAACGGTGCTACTTTATCTGCAGCTCCAGCAGCATTCACACTAGCTAATGCAGTAGAGCAAGCGTTAAACATCTTTGATGCAATCAACGAAGCATCTAAAGACAGAGACGATCTAATTATGATCATGTCTCCAGCTAACTTTAACACGTTACGTAGAGCATTAGTTGCACAAAACTATTACCACTATGACCAAGGCGACGGTAGATCTTTCGAATTACCAGGTGCTAACATTACAGTAGTAAAAACTTCAGGCCTTGTAGGTTCTGATTACGTAGCAGCAGGTCCTTCTTCAATGATTGTAGCAGGTACAGGTTTAGAAGATGACGCTTCAACAGTACAGTTCTTTTTTGACAAAGGACAAGATGTTGTAAAATTCATCGCTAAATGGAGACTCGGGGTCGCGGTATCTCAGGTAGATCAATTCGGTACAAACGGATTAGCATAATTCAATAACTAGGGCCTTCGGGCCTTAGTTTTAACTAAAAAAACAAAGTATAAACTATGGCATGTAGCAATTTAACAGCAGGGTTTACTCTAGATTGTAACGACTCTAACGGTGGTATTGATAAGATCTTTATCGCTAACGGACCAGTTGAATCTATTACACAATCCTCAGGAACTATCTCAGCAATTACTGTTGGTGGTTCAGCCCTTGTACCTGGTGACTTCTTTGATTTTGACGTTCCAAGACAAACTAGTTCATTTACCGAAACTATAAATGTATCTCAAGAGAATGGTACTGTATTTTATGACCAAGCTCTTACAATGATATTCAACAAAATGGAAGCTGCTAAGAGAGATCAGATTTTACTGATGGCTCAAGCAACTGATATGGTTGTAGTATTTAAAGACAACAACGATAAGTACTTTAGCGTTGGTGTTGAAAGAGGTGCATTCATGACAGCAGGTTCATCAATATCTGGTACCGCTTACGGTGACAGAAACGGATATGAATTAACAATTTCTGGAATGGAAGAATCTCCATCATTTGAAGTTACTGGTAGTATCGTCGAGGCTTAATAATCGACACTATTATATAAATAAGAAAGAGACCTTAACGGGTCTCTTTTTTTTTGAATTACAACTTGTAGTCTTTTTATATTTCTAAGTAGAAACACACATTATACAGTATGACGACAACGATAACAGCAGAAGAAGCATTCTTTTTCATTAATAATCCTACTTCAGCACTAGATCTTAACGACACATTCACGCTTAAGTCACAATATTCACAAGAAATACTAGTAACTGTAACATCTGGTAACTGGTCAATTGTTAGCGAGAATACAAGATACGCAGAATTTATGGTAGACTTACCAACAGATTTTGAAGATAAACACTATAATGGTTATTATACATGGGCATTAGGTCCTTATACTGACATTGTAAAAATAATTACAAAGCCTGGAGGTGATACTGGTACGGTTGATTATATCTCAGATAACGAGAACCGTGAGGCAGATACATACTTTAGACCAAATTATTAAAACATAATATGAGAAACACAAACCCAGAAGGATTATATAGTATTAAAGGTAGCAAATTCGAAGCGCTAGACTTACCTGTAATCCAAGAACAAAGAGGAAAAGACTACATTAAGTTCGGTATAGATAATCTATTCCCACAGCAACTAATCGGCTTATACGATAGTTCTGCAATGAATCATACATGTATTGACGCTATTAAAGATGGTATCTTTGGAGAAGGTATTGTAGACTATGGCGGAGAATACATTAATACTGATGGAGATACTATTGACGAGATATTCTCTAGAATCAGTTTAGACTACACATTATTTGGTGGTTATTCACTAAACATTATATGGAATAAAGAAGGTACAAGAATCGCAGAGATTTACCACTTACCATTTGCAAACGTAAGATCAGGCAAGCCGGATGAAGAAGATAACATACATAGTTACTACTATTCATCTGATTGGTCACAGATCAGAAAATATAAGCCAGTAGAATATAAAAGTTATGATCCAACTGATACAAAGAAAGATAGCGCAAGTCAAATCTATTATTGTAAAAACTACAACCCAGGTCAAGAGATCTATCCTTTACCCGCTTATATTGGTGGTGTTAATGATATTCAGCTTGATGCGAGGGTGTCTAGGTTCCACAACGCAAACATCTCTAATGGACTCGCACCAAGTATGTTCGTCCAGTTCAGAAACGGAATACCAAATCCAGAAGAACGTAGAGATATTTATAGAGAAATAGAAGATACATTCAGTGGAGAAGAGAATGCTGGTAGATTCTTTTTGGCTTTTTCTGAGCCAGGTAAAGAACTGCAGGTGACACCAATCGAGAATGCTAACGACGATTACTACTTGACACTCGAACAAAGAATAACGTCACGAATCCTTACTGCACACCGTATTACTTCTCCACTTCTTTTAGGTATTAAAGATGGTGCAGGTTTCTCTAGTAACTCAGACGAGATCATTACATCTTACTCACACTTTATGAATACTGTAGTAAGACCTAAACAATCTAAAATTATTGATACATACGGTTATATTCTAAGTCTTGCAGGTTTTAATGTTAAACTAGAAGTAGAGCCAGTACCAATGATAATCGGAACTGAAGCAGATGATCCTGCTTTACAAGAAGATATAACAAACATAGCAAACGACTAATATGGCAAATACAGCATTACTGGTATCAGAACAAAGAATGAAACAATGGACTCAGTTAGACGACAATGTTCGTATGAATGAGATTACTCCATTTATTATACAGGCGCAAGACATTTACATGCAGGCTACTTTAGGTACTAAATTATACAATAGACTTAAAGCAGGTGTAATTGCTAATGACTTAACAGCTGATGAGCAGACATTACTTAATGACTACATTGGGCCAACTCTAATGCAATATAGCCTGTATTTAATGTTACCAAGCATTAAGTATAAGATAGCTAACCAGGGCATACTGAATGGTACCACAGAAGAGACTTCACCTACTACGTTAGATGAATTACAATATATTAGACAATCGACATTAGATACTGCAGAATTTTACAATAAAAGATTAATCAAATTCTTTTTTGATAATCCAAGTATGTTTGCAGATTATACGAACCCAGGTACAGACGGAATGACACCAGACAAATCTAATCCTTATTTTAGCGGATTAGTAGTACCTCACTCAAATTTAAGATATTATGAAGAGAAATACGGAAACTGTTCGGACTGCGGTCCTTCCACGACAATCGTCGGCGACTAAGCAGAATATTAAAAAACTAAAAGTTGCTCTTAAGAAATTAAACAACTCTAACTAAAATTATATTTCTAAGTAGATGGATATAAAATCAGTAACTAAAGACTACGTAGAATGTGCCTCAGGCGGTGCAGTAACTACTCCTACCAATGGTAGTTGGATTTCTGCATACGCAATTTATTTAGGTGCTACAACCATTGTAAATGGCTCGTGGTTACAAACATTATGTTACCAATTAGGTGTAACACAACCAGTAAATAGCTCATGGGTTATTGCCTTAGCTAATTATTATAGTATAGGTGCACCAGAGAATGGTTCATGGTGGTATGCAATAGCAGATAACGCTTGTAATGGTACAATAATCAATCCATGTACTTGGGGAGGTAATCAAAATAACTTTGGTGCAGAAACAAGAGTGTGGTCTTCCACTACAGCTTGTGCAGCACCGCCAGTTACAGTATTATGGGAAGGCGCCGGTGATAACTGGGAAGCGGAACCAGATAACTGGGAAGCAATATAAAATTAAAAAAGAGATAATATGGCTCAATTAACAGGAAATGCAATCCAAAACTCATACCTTGGATTAATTAAAACAAACGATAACGCTGCTATTGGCGGCTCAAGTAAAGCACTATCAGACGGAGCTGGTAATGCTATTAACATGGAAATTGGTACAGGAGCTATTAAGTTCCCATCAGGTACTGTAGATTTTACAGGTTCAACTGTACAAGGTTTACCGAGTGGAGGTATAGTTTCTTTTAGAGGTACTAACTGGTCTACAAGCACACACGTTGCGAATGATTTAGTATACTCTACTTTTACAATTCCAGGTGGTTCATTTACTACAGGTGATGTAATTGAAATGAATGATATAGAATATAGAGACGGTTTAAATAACTGGGGTTATTCATCTATATGGGTTTCAGATACAGCACAAACAGTAGGCCAAGCGCCTGCAGGTGGTGCGAATAACTTTTCAATGGGACAAGCGCAATCACCTAACTCACGTAAAAGTATTTACTATAGTAGAAAAATGTATATTAATTCTAGTGGAACATTCTTAATGCCTTATGGAAGTTCGAATGATGTAAATGC